AAGCAGCCGCCAAGGCAGAGCGCGATGCGTTTCTCAAGACCCTTCCGCCCGATGTGCAGATGAAGGCCCGCAGCATTCCCGGCTATCTTGACAGCTACATTGAGGCGACTGATCCGAACCTCCAGCAGCCTGAAGCCGCCCCTTCGTCTGTTCAGGAATATGAATATGCCAAGGGAAATGGCTTTGGCGGCTCCTTTGAGGATTGGAAGACGCTTGGCGGTGGAGGTGAAAGCAACGTGTCGGCTCAAGTTGCAGAACGTCAGGCGGCGGCGCAAAGCCTTGGCCTCGATCCAAATGACCCTGCTTACAAATCCTATATCCTGACGGGCAAGATGCCGCGTGAGGATCAGGCACCTCTGACGGCAACTGACAAGAAGGCTATTCTTGAGGCAGATGACGCCGTTATGGTCAATCAAACCGTCATTGACCAATTGGAGTCTGTCATCAATCCTGGTGCTGACGGCAAGTCAATCAATGACACTGCCGGATACGGCTGGAATGCTGACATTCAGTCATGGTTGGCGCGTAACGATGGCAAGAACGTCTTCGATGACCGTCAGGGGCAGGCGACAACCGAACTTAAGAACATTGTTCTTGGTCAGGCGCTTTCCAGCCTCAAAAGCACGTTTGGCGCGGCACCTACTGAAGGTGAGCGCAAAATTCTCATTGACCTACAGGCATCCGTTGACAAGACCCCCAAGGAACGCGGTGCCATCATAAAGCGGGCTATTGATCTCGCCAAAATGCGCCTCAAGTTCAACGAGGAAAGAGCGAAGGGCCTGCGCGGGCAGACTTATTATAAGCCGGGAGGTAATCAATCTGGTTCAGTTGGAACCGTTCCCGATGGTGTTACGCCGCAAGAGTGGAACGCTATGACGCCAGAGGAGCGCGCCGCATGGGAATGACCGTTGAGCAGAAGCGCGCCCTAGCACTGGCGCGCGCCAGAATGCGCCTACAGAAGGCAGAGTCGGAAACGGCTGGCATGTCTCCCGACATTGGCGCGTCCATTCCTGACGTTGCCGTGGGTAACGGGGCGCAGCGGCAGTTTGACAATCTTCCCATGTGGGCAAAGCCGATTGTCGCCGCTGATGACCTTGCATCGCTTGCGCTCAATGGCATCACCTCTGGGTTCGGTGACAAGGCTCTGGCGGGCCTTGATAGCCTCATTGGGCGCGGTTCATACGAAGACCAGCTTGCCACGCGCAGGAAGGTGACGGAAGACGCACGGACGCGCGCGGGCGTTGCTGGTGCGGTTGCCGAGATCGGTGGCGCTGTTCTGCCTGCGGCCAAGCTGGCAAAGATGGGCGTGACAGCAACCCGCATTCCCGGCGCTATGGGCCGTCTGGGTGGCATGGCAATTGACGGTGCTGCATTTGGTGCTGTCAACGCACTCGGCAATGACCAAAACATTGGCACGGGTGCGGCTATCGGCGCTGGCCTTGGTGCTGGTGGTCAGGCCATTGGCAATGTTGTTGGGACGCTTGCGAAGCCGTTTATGGCCCGCTTGAACCCCAAGAAGGCCACGCAGGAAGTCTTGCTTAAGGCAATGGACGAGGCTGGAACAAACCCTGCCGTTATCGCACAAGACTTGGCTTCCGCCCGCGCCGATGGACAGACTTCTTATGCGCTAATGGATGCAATGGGCTATCCTGGCGAACGCCTTGCGTCCACGGTTGTCCGTACTCCTAGCGATGGCCGCACCCCAATGGTTGAGTTTCTGGAAAACCGACAAGCGGGGCAGGGTAGGCGCACGGCTGCATGGCTTTCTGAGGGTTTTGGCGACCCGGCAACCGCTTTGAAACGCACGGAAAACCTCAAGGCCAGCCGCAAGGCCAGCGGTGACATTAATTACACCAACGCTCGAAACTCTGCTGGCAGCGTAAACACAGGTAACGTGCTTGCCAAGATTGACAGCATTGCTGGAAAGCCTGTTATCAATGGCCGAGTAATAAAGACCCCCGGACTTTCGGATGATACAATTGCCGGAACGATGGCCCGCGTTCGTTCCATGCTGGTGGGTAGCGATGGCCGCGCCCAATTGATAGACTTCGATACCCTGCTGCGCGTTCGCAAGGACATTGGCGACATGGCGCAGGCCGCGTTCAATTCGGGCAAGGGAAACCAGTATTCGTCGTTGAAGTCCGTGGTTGATGAACTGGACAAATCTCTGGCGAAAGCATCCGGTGATTATCGGAAGGCCCTGACGCAATACGCCAAGGACTCCAAAATCATTGACGCGGTTGACACGGGCAGGGCTGCTTCTCAGACGGGGCGCTTTGAGGATACAATCCCAGCCTACCAAAAGATGATACCAGAAGAGCAAGCCGCATTTCGGGCTGGCTACGGTGATCCGCTCATCGCGCAGACGCAAGGCGCTGCTGTCGGTGCAAACAAGGTTCGCCCGCTCATCAACGATGCTTATGCAACGGAATTTCCGGCTTTTGCTGCCCCAGGTAAGGGCGACCAGCTAGGACGGCGTATTGCCCGCGAACAGACCATGTTTGACCGGATGGCGGCTGCGTTGCGCGGATCAAAGACGGCCAACAACCTTGCCGATGATGCAGAATTGTCAATCATTGATCCGTCCGTCATTGGCAACCTGTTGTCAGGTAACGTGACAGGAGCCGTCAAGAACGCTCTGCTTCAGGGCATGTCTGCCCTCAAAGGTCAACCCCCGGCAGTTCGGAAGATGCTGTCTGAAGCCCTTCGGGTGACGGACTCCAACATGGCGCTTCAAAACCTTGAACAAGCTGTTTCACAGATCAAGGCAAGCCAACAGCAAAAACAGGCGATTATTCGCGCCATGATGCTGCTTGGAACTGCTGGAGCCCTACAGTCTCAGAAGTGAGACGGCCAGCCGTGATTGAATAGGTAAAGGCCCGTCATCACAGAGATGATGGACACCCAATGCCAGAACGATAGCGGCGTTTCTTTCATATCCCCCCCATACCACAGGAGCCACCCCTATGGCAAATCTCCGGCGCTGGAGTACGACAGCCACGGCTAACGCAACCATCACTGGCGGCGCAAACACCATCAACTTCGCGGAAGGGCAAGCCCCTGGTTCCGTCAACAACTCTGCCCGTGAAATGATGGCACAGGTTCGCGGCATCTACACCCCGGCAGAATGGGGCTGGGTGGAGTTTTCCGCAACCGCTTCAGTGGCTTCCCAGACCACCATCAAGCTGACGGGCAACCAGACCACCAACTGGACGGCGGGTCGGCGCTGGCGTCTTAAGTCGGCTTCCACCACCCGTTACGGCTCGGTTGTGTCCTCGTCCTTTACGGCGGAAACCACGATTACCGTGAGTGTGGATAGCGGTTCGCTGTCGGCCTCTCACTCGCTGGCGGCACTGGCTGCGATTGACAGCAACCACGTTCCCGGCTTTTCGGATTATGCGCGACTTGCATCGGCTAACACCTTCACGGCAGACCAGACCATCAACGGCGCGACGCTCGGCCTTTTTCTCAATTCAAACACTGACTATACGCCGCAGATAAACGTCACCCATTCTGGCGCAACGGCTGGCTCTGGTCCATATCATGTGCTCAAGAGGGCGCGTGGCACCTATTCATCGCCAAGCATTGTTTCGTCGGGCGACCAAATCGGCAATATCTTGTTCCAAGCGCATGACGGGTCTGCGTATCAAAGCGCGGCCAGCATTGAGGCTGCTGTAGACGGAACCCCCGGCGCAAGCGACATGCCTGGGCGTCTTATGTTTAAAACCACGCCGGATGGAAGCGCAACTGCCACTGAACGCATGCGTATCGACAGCAGCGGCAACGTAGGTATTGGCAAGACGCCTGCCGTGGAATTGGATGTAGAGGGGCAGATCAGGGCAACAGACAGCACGATTGATATGCGGATGCTCCCCGTTTTCGGATCGGGCGCTGCAATCGTCGGGACTTACTCAAACCATCCGCTTGTGTTCTTCCAAAATGGTGCTGAAAGTTTCCGCATCGACGGTAGCAAAAACCTTCTGCTGACCACCACGGGTGGCCTCGGCTACGGCACGGGCAGCGGCGGCACGGTTACGCAGCTTACCTCCCGCACCACGGGCGTCACGCTGAACAAAACCAACGGTTCCATCACGCTGTTCAATGCACCGAACTCCACTACCTTCAGGAGCTTCACGGTAACGAACTCAACTGTGGCTGCAACGGACGTTATCCTTCTCAGCCAGAGAAGCGGCACGAACATCCAGCAGCTTATTGTCTCCAACGTAGCTGCTGGGTCGTTTGAAATCTCGCATGCCACGACTACTGGCACAACGACAGAAGCCCCTATCATCAATTTTGCCGTCATCAAGGCAGTCACTTCGTAATGAACTGCCCGCTCCCGCGATACTACCTCTGCCATGCGGTGATTGCGCTGCTAATTGCAGCAGTCCTGTGGTGGCCGCTTGGGCTCACCGCTGGCCTTGCAGCGGGAGTGGCCTTCTACGCGGGGCGTGAATACACACAATGGGAAAGCGGCTTGCTTTTTGATTGGAAGGGCATAGCCGCTCCCGTGTTCGCATGTGCTTTGGTTTTTATCGCTCATCTGGTTGCGTAGGGAAACACTGCGATGCCTGCTCGGTTTCTCAAGTTTTCACATGGTGAGGTTATGGAGCGCATCACGGACGCTATAGCTATTCTTGCCGTTATTACAGGCATCAATCCAACCATCTATTATTGGCTTTCCGAAATATCTACGCTTGCCGCTTTGTTGATGCCTGTCCTTGGCTGCATGTGGCTTGGCGTACAAATCTGGTCGCGTGTTTCCAAGGGCAAGTAAATGCGCCGTATCCGCTTTACGCATAAGCGGAATAAAGGGTGTTGGGGCCTTTCGCGTCCCGGTTTCCGCATTGAGATAGACCCTTTTCTCGAAGACAAAACTCACATGGACATAGCTATCCATGAGGGCCTGCATTGTCTTTTCCCCGACCTTTCCGAAGAGGCGGTCAACCAAGCCGGGATTACCCTTGCCGATCTTCTTTGGCGGCTCGGATATAGGCGCGAAGAGTAGGAGTTTTAATGCCACTCAAGGTCAGCGATGAAGAGTTCATTTCCTGTTGGAAGCGGCTGGGTTCCCCCGCACGTATCTCGGAAGCCCTTGGCATTGACGTTCGCCAAATCTATCGCAGGCGGGCAGCAATTGAGGAACGGCACGGGTTCATTCTCGACGCAGCGGATGAAGCCCGCAGCAAGCGGCCCCGGAACCACGTTGACCGGACGGGCCACCGCATCACGCTTGACCTTCCAGACGGCGTTGCGGTCATCTTCGGTGACGCGCACTACTGGCCGGGAGACAGGTCTATCGCCCATCAGGCGCTTATTCAGACCATCAAAGACCTGAAGCCTGACGTTATTATCTGCAACGGCGATGCCTTCGATGGAGCGCGCATCTCACGGCACCCAGCGACCTCATGGGCCAAGATGCCAGAGGTTGCCGACGAACTGGCCTACTGTCAGGAGATGCTGGGCGAGATTGCCAGCGTTGCGCCTGAGAAGGCCAAGCTGGTCTGGAACATGGGAAATCATGACACGCGTTTTTCTGCCCGTTTGGCGCAGACGGCAGGCGAATATGTCGGGGTTCCTGGGACCGACTTGCCCGACCACTTCAGCGATTGGAACTTCGCTTGGTCAACGCAGATCAACGACGATACAATGGTGAAGCACCGCTGGCATAATGGCGTCCATGCGACTTGGAACAATACGCTCAAGAGCGGCTTCAACATCTTCACCAACCATATTCACCGCCTCTGCGTCACGCCGCTGACCGACTACCGTGCAAGGCGCTATGGCGTGGACTGCGGAACGCTCAGTGACTTTGGCCCGGATGTAGACAAGTTCATCTATGGCGAAGACAACCCGTTCAATTGGGGTTCTGGTTTCGCGGTCGCGTCCTTCCAGCGCGGCAAGTTGCTCCCGCCTGAGTTGGCCGCTGTGCAAGATGGCGTGTGTTATTTTCGCGGGCAGACGGTTAATAGTAATTTAGTCAAAGTTTCGACAAAGTTACAGTCCAAAAAGGCTGCATGAGTATCCTGAAAGAACGCCAGAAAACGCACGGCGAATATGCCAACGTGGCTTTCGTCGCTCAATCCATCAAGAACATTCTTCGCGGCGCTCCCAACTATCACACGCTTTCCCTTGTCCAGTGCGAAAGCGTGGACCTGATTGCTACCAAGCTGGCGCGTATCGTCTGCGGCAACGCGTCAGAACCCGACCACTGGCTAGACGGTTCGGGATATTTCAAATTGGGATACAACGAGCTTCAAAACAAAAACACTGCATCCAGGGCCAACATAACCATCATGGAAATGGACCCGGATGAAAGCATCGACCCTAGTATTGGCGACGATTGGGATAGCTATTACATCCCTCGCAGCGGCCTTCCCCGCTAACGCGCACGAATGGTATTCCAACAAGTCTGACCCCGTTTATCACAACTCCTGCTGTGGCGGGAACGATTGCGCCATGTGGGCAATCCAGCCGGGGGAAATATCAGCGGAGGCCAACGGCCTGCGTGTGAGGCTGTCGCTGGAGCGCAGCAAACTGATTAACCCGCATTCCCTGCTTCCCATAGATGCGCTGGTCATCTGGGACCGTGTGCAGCCGTCTGAGGATGGCAATTGGCACATCTGCATCATGGGCGCTTATCGCGGCGATGACCGTCAAGGCATCTACTGTCTGTTTGCACCACCTAACGGTTAGGGAGGGTTCGCCATGAGCCACCAATCCAATGACAGTGCAGTGGCGATTGGCTGTTTCCTCCTGACTATGGTGATGGTGATTATTTTCTGGCTCGCCACGGCTGCGGCTGCACAGGCCCCGCTCCAGACCCCCTGTGGCCCGACGAAGCAGATGGCTGACATGCTCAAGGCCAACTTTGGCGAGACGCCATCGATTGCGGGCCTAGCGAACGGCAACACGCCTGTCCTGATTTTCACCAACCCCAAGACGGGAACGTTCTCAATCACCATTCGGCGTCCAGGCGGCATCACGTGCCTGATTACGGCGGGCGAGTCTTGGACGTTTGTAGACCAGCCAAAGGAAGGGATAGACCTTTGACCGAACTCCCCCCGCAATACCAGTGGCTTAAAAAGGAAGTGGGGCCACGCATCCTCGTCGAGGCCGTCAAGACCTACGGGACGGCAGAAAAGCCGGGGCCGGGGTCTAACCCGTCAATTCTTAAATGGGCGCAGGATGTGGGCCTAGACCGCGTTTACAAGGCAGACGCTACGGCGTGGTGCGGGCTTTGGATGAGTTACGTTGCCAAGCAGGCCGGATGGGATGACCCCTACAACCCGCTCTGGGCGCGGAACTGGCTGAACTTTGGCACTCCGCAACGGGAAGCTGGCCTTGGTGACGTTCTGGTGTTCTCGCGTGGATCGGGTAGCGGGCATGTGGGCCTGTACGTAGGCGAGGACGCTTCCGCTTATCACGTTCTGGGCGGCAATCAGTCTGACCGCGTGATGATTAAGCGCATTGCAAAGAACCGCCTCTTGGGCATTCGCCGCTGCCCCTGGAGGGTGAACGAGCCTGTCAATGTCAAGCCCGTGAAACTTGCAGCCAGCGGCTCCCTCTCAACAAACGAAGCTTAGGAGTACGAATATGAATTGGGACACAATCCAGCAGTTTATCCGCATCATCATGCAAGTGGTTGCGGGCATGCTTGTCAGCAAAGGCCTTATCACCGCGGAGATGGGCGTTACGCTCAC